GGAAATTACAACTGTTATGTCGGTGGGCAGTCTGGACAATTTACTACAACAGGAACCCAGAATAACTTTTTGGGTTGGGCTTCTGGCTATCTCGTCACCACTGGCTCTAAAAACACTATCATCGGTGGCTACTCCGGCAATCAAGGCGGCGTTGACCTCCGCACATCCAACAACAACATCGTGCTATCGGATGGCGATGGCAATCCTCGTCAATACTTTAGTGCCGGAACGTGGTTTATTCCTGCATATTCAGGAGAAGCAGCGGCAGACACAAATTTCAAATTAAATGTTGGTTCATTTTCTGATTGGGCAATGGTGCTTGACCACGCATTTAGCTCCCAATATTTTATGAGCTTCAGATATGGTGGCAGCCAAGTCGGCTCTATAATAGGAAATGGTTCATCAACAATTTATGCCACATCCTCCGACTACCGCCTTAAAGAAAATGTAGTTGACGTAACTGGTGCGGCTGACCGTGTTAAAGCACTCAACCCTGTTCGGTTTAACTTTATTGCTGACCCTGACACTACAGTTGATGGCTTCTTGGCGCATGAAGTGCAAGCTATCGTGCCAGAAGCAATTACAGGAACAAAAGATGAGGTGGATGAAGATGGCAATCCTGTCTACCAAGGCATCGATCAGAGCAAGCTAGTTCCACTATTAACTGCTGCACTACAAGAGGCACTAACAGAAATTGCCGGACTAAAAACTAAAAACGCAGAACTTGAAGCAAGACTTGATGCTGGTGGACTATAATTAGGACACCTAAATATAACACAATCACATAATGGAGTGAAAATACTATGACTGAAGAAAACAAACAAATGATTACAATTGACGATGTAGAATATGCAGTTGAAGATTTGGGTGAAGATGCGATTAAACTAATCAATCTCATCACTAAGTCAAATCAAAGAGAAGCAGATTTGGCCTTCGATCTTGATCAAATTAGAGTTGCAAGACAACTTATGTTCAATGATTTGAAAGCTATGCTTCCTCAAAAAGAAGAAGCATCATCAGATGAGCAATCAGACTGATATATTAGATAATGTGTTAGGTATCGCAGAGCCGGTGGAGATGGCAACTAAAGAAGTCTCTCCACCTAAACCTGTTATTGTTCCAGAAACAAAACTAAATGATGAAGATATCGACAATGATTATAAATATCAGAGAGAAAACTTTTATAATCTGATCGAAAGAGGACAGGATGCAATTGATGGTATTCTTGACCTTGCAAGAGAATCAGAACATCCTAGAACCTATGAGGTTGCTGGGAACTTAATTAAACAGGTTGCTGAGGTTACTGAAAAACTAGGTGACTTACAGGCAAAGATGAAGAAACTAAAGGAAGTTCCAAACTCTGCGCCACAAAATGTTACCAATGCATTGTTCGTTGGCAGCACAGCAGAATTACAAAAGATGTTAAAGGGAAAATAATATGCCATTAACCAGAATTAAATCTAGTGCTATCGGCACAGGGGCTATCACTTCTGCTAGGATTCTAGATGATGCTGTTGAGAGTATTGATATTAAGGACAGCACCATTGCTACGGCAGATATTGCTAACGGTGCAGTCACTTCTGCAAAACTAGACACAAATATCACAATCGCTGGAAACTTTGATGTAAGTTCAGGCACAATTAAACTAGATGGTAACTATCCTACAGGCACACAGAATGTGGCTTTGGGTAATACTGCTTTGGACAGCGTTGCTTCTGATGGCAATTACAACACTGCGATAGGCGATGCCGCACTTACGGCAAACACTACTGGTGATAACAACACTGGCGTTGGCGCACTGGCTTTGGCGGCAAATGTTGGCGGGATACAAAACACTGCTGTTGGTGCTTTTTCATTAGATGCAAATACTTCAGGAAATTACAACACAGCTTTAGGCGGTAATTCTCTATCTGCAAATACTACAGGAGCAAACAACACTGCCGTAGGTCGCACAGCACTTGCGGCCAACACCACCGCCAATAACAATACTGCTGTAGGTCACGATGCCCTGACTGCAAACACCACAGGCTTTAGCAATGTCACCGTTGGCGGTCGTTCACTTGATGCCAATACAACTGGCGCACAGAATACTGCGTTGGGATATCAGGCATTGTCGGATAATACTACGGCAAACAACAACACCGCAGTGGGCTTCCAGTCGCTCTACGCAAACACCACAGGAACACAGAATAATGCTGTTGGAGTTAATGCCCTTGATGCCAATACAACTGGTAATTACAACAACGCATTTGGCTTTAACGCTGGTGGCTCTATTACTACTGCAAATGGTAATACTGCAATGGGGCACACTTCCCTTAACAACACAACAACTGGAGTGAATACTGCATTCGGATTTGAAACTCTCTATTATCCTACTACTGCAACTAATAACACTGCTATTGGTTATCAGGCACTAAAAGGTGCATCTGGACAAAATGGAAGTTACAATACCGCTGTTGGCCACCAAACAATGTTAGCAAATACTACGGGCCAATTCAATGTTGCAGTGGGTCGTGAGGCCATGCATAATAATACCACTGGTAGTTATAATGTTGCTATTGGACAGACAACTCTTTACGAATTAACAACAGCAAATGCTAATACAGGTTGTGGATATGAGGTTCTAAGAGATACTACAACTGGTGCAGACAACACAGGTTTGGGATTTTATGCTCTAACAAATAATACTACAGGAGCAAGCAATACATCTCTTGGCAAAAATAGTCTATCCTCAAATACCACTGGTAGTAACAATGTTGCTGTTGGTATGGGCGCTCTTCAAGCTAATACTGCTGCAAACAACACATCAGTCGGTTATAATTCAATGTATGGCAACACAACTGGAACTGGTAACACTGCTGTTGGTTTTGTTGCTTTGTCTTCTAATACAACGGGCACTTCTTCAACCGCAATGGGATATGGTGCTCTTCAGAGAGCGACAGGTTCTAATAACACTGCCGTTGGTAAAGAAGCTCTAAATTTTAATAGCACTGCCGCAAATAATACGGCAGTAGGCGCTTTATCACTTTACAGTAATACTACTGGAACAGGAAATCAGGCATTTGGATATAACGCTGGATATAGTCTCACTTCTGGAAGTTACAATGTTGCGATTGGCCTTCAAGCTCTAGACGCAGCGACTACAGCATCAGATAACATTGCTATTGGCGTAAATGCACTGACTTCAACTAATGGAAGTAATAATATTGCAATTGGTAGAGATACATTTCAAAATTTAGGCACTCAAAATAGTTGCACAGCTGTTGGACATGGCGCTGGAAATTCGGCAACAAGCGCTAACGAATTGTGTCTGATTGGATATTATGCAGGCAACAATATTACCACCGCCGGTGGTGTCACTATAGTGGGAGAAAGAGCTGGTCAAGCTGCAACTACTGGAGTATGGAATACATTTTTAGGTTCTTATGCCGGAGCTGTAGTAACAACTGGTGATTCAAATATTATGATTGGTAGGGAATGTGGAACATATTCTACAGCTGTCACCACTGGTTCAAATAATGTTCTTATAGGACGACAAGTAAATGGCGCTGCAGCTAATCTACAAAGTTCTATTGTTATTGGAACACCTACCACAGCTGGTAAAGGAAGTTCTACTGGATTTATAAATCCAGGCGGTGGAGCTGTTTATCAAGGCAATAATTCATCTACATGGGCAACAACATCTGACCGTAGACTTAAAAAGAATATTGTAGATAATACAACAGGACTTGATAAAATTTCACAAGTTAGAGTTCGTAACTTTGAGTATCGCACAGAGGATGAGGTTACAGAACTTGAAACTCACACTGTTATTAAAAAAGATGGTGTGCAACTTGGCGTAATTGCTCAAGAGATTCAAGAAATTCTTCCAGATATGGTGAAGGAAGAAACCACAGGAGTTCTTTCAGTTAATCCAGATAATATGACTTGGTATCTGGTAAATGCTGTAAAAGAGTTGAAGGAACAACTAGACGCTGCAAACGAAAGAATTGCTGCTCTAGAATCTAACTAATAAATCGTATAAATATATACGAAACTGTTCATATCATAGGAGATAAACAATGGACGAAATCACTGCTGAAGAAATTGCACAGCACTACACTGCAATGGGTCACTCTGTTGACCTTATCAACGCTATCATCGCTGGCGACCATGATGAAAATATGGATGCCGATGAGCGTCAAGATTGTGTAAACCGTAATGTTGAGCATCTAGAAATTATGGTTGCTAAAGACTTCTGGACAGATGAAGATATGACTGCCTCTAATGCAGCTATCACAGCTGGACAGGGTTATACTGCTGCCTAATTTAACTTAAACTTTTGTTATGTCAAATTTTGATCACTATCTTGGGAATCCGCTCCTAAAAAAGGCTAATGTTCCAGTTGAGTGGACAGAAGAACAAATACTTGAATATAAGAAGTGTATGGAAGAACCCTTACACTTCATTCAAAATTATATCAAGATTGTTTCTTTAGATGAAGGACTAGTTCCTTTCAAAATGTTTCCATTTCAACAAGAGATGGTGGGCACAATACATAACAACCGTTTTACAATCTGTAAAATGCCGAGACAGAGTGGTAAATCTACCACTCTGGTCTCTTATATCCTTCATTACATTCTCTTTAATCCAAATATGAATGTTGCAATCCTTGCTAACAAAGCATCGACTGCAAGGGATATTCTTTCTCGTTTACAACTTGCATACGAAAACCTTCCAAAGTGGCTTCAACAAGGCGTAATGTCTTGGAACAAAGGTTCACTCGATTTGGAAAATGGTTCTCGTGTCGTAGCATCATCCACATCATCATCTGCTGTTCGTGGCGGTTCTTACAATATGATATTCTTGGACGAATTTGCATTCGTTCCACAGAATGTTGCTGAGGACTTCTTTAGTTCAGTATATCCTACCATTTCATCTGGTAAGTCTACAAAGGTTATTATTGTTTCTACACCAAACGGTATGAATCTATTCTATAAACTTTGGACTGATGCAGAACACGGTAGAAACTCTTACAAGATTATTGATGTTCATTGGAGTGAAGTTCCTGGCCGTGATGCAAAGTGGAAAGAGGAAACTATTGCGAATACCTCAAAAGAACAATTCCAAAGAGAATTTGAGTGTGAGTTCTTAGGTTCTTCTAATACACTTATCCATCCATCTAAAATTAAATCAATGGCATTCCACAACCCTATTCAGTCAAATGCTGGATTGGATATGTATGAGAGACCAAAAGAAGGTGCTACATATGTGATTGTTGCCGATGTTGCAAGAGGAACAAATAACGACTTCTCAGCCTTTATTGTTTTTGATGTCTCTACAGTTCCTTATAAGATTGTCGCAAAATATCGTAACAATGAGATTAAACCTCTACTCTTCCCTAATATTATATCAGATGTTGCAAAGGCGTATAACCTTGCATACATTATGGTTGAGGTAAATGATATTGGAGAACAAGTTGCAACTGCACTACAGTTTGACTTAGAGTATGAGAACCTTATCATGGCTTCCATGCGTGGGCGTGCGGGTCAGGTGGTTGGCGGTGGATTTTCTGGTGGTAAGGCACAATTGGGTGTCAGAACAACTAAGGCTGTTAAGAAACTTGGATGTTCTAACCTTAAACAGATTATTGAAACAGACAAACTCATTGTCAATGATTATGACTTAATCAATGAATTCTCTACCTTTATTCTTAAAGGACAATCCTTTGAGGCAGAAGATGGACATACTGATGACTTGGCGATGTGTTGTGTATTATTTGCTTGGTTGGTAGAACAGACATACTTCAAAGAGTTGACAGATGATGACATTCGTGCTAGAATGTTTTTAGAACAACAACACCAACTAGAACAAGATATGGCTCCATTTGGATTTATTGATGATGGTATCAATGATGCGTATGGGGAAACCGTTGTGGATGAATATGGAACTCGTTGGAGTCCAGTAGTTCGTTCATACAATTCTGATTGGTAGAAAACTTAAAATACCTACATAATATCAATAATATCGTTTTCTAACTTGAGGTAGCAGTTAGCACATACTACTTTGGATTGATTGATTAAATCTTTAACTTCTGTTCTAGATTCTTCGTTCAATCCTTTTCTTTTGGTTAGTTTACGGATTTCCCTTTCGTGGGGATAAAATTGAAGACAGGCAGTTTCAGATTCGCCACAGTGAACACAGACTTTTGGGCCAAGATATTCATTAACCCAGATCATGCGTTTTCTGTAATTGCGTTGAGAAACCCTTTTTATGGTTTCTTTGTATTTCTGATAGTGTTCTGACATAAAATTATTTATGTGCTGACTAACCTATAAAAAACAAAATGAAGAAAAGGTTTTTTATAAATATTGATGTAAGTTTGGAAAACTTAATATAATGTATCCATAAAGGAGAAACAGAGATGGCATTTCAAGTATCCCCTGGCGTCCTCGTTAGAGAGATTGACTTGACCAATGTAGTTCCTGCTGTTGCAACATCAATTGGTGCGATTGCTGCTGGATTCCCACAGGGCCCAGTAGAAGAAATCATTCCGATTGCAAGCGAACAGGAACTTTTGGCAGTCTTTGGTAAACCAACCTCAACAAATTTTGAGACTTGGTTTACTGCCGCTAACTTTCTTCAATACGGAAACGCTCTTCGTGTAGTTCGTGCAGACACAGCCGCTGTCAACGCTACCGCAGACGGAACTGGATTGAAG